GTGTTGCTGGTGCTGTGCAGACACAGATACTTGGTATCTCTGCTGGTCGTACTGTTAGAGATATGAACTGCGAAAAATTAAAGAACGCCAAAACCATGTACGATATGGGTATGAAAGTTGCAGCTGTATCTGTGATGTGCCAAGACGAAAGAGTGTTTGAGGCCATGCTCAATGCTGGCACGCCCTGTCCCAAGGATGGGTTGGTAGGCGATAAAGCTAGGCTAGCATGGGAGATGGAAGCAGTTAAGGAAGAGATCGAGCGTGATCAGAACAATGTAATCAAGAGAGTCTTTGATAAAAATGGTGAAACGAAAATTGGTTTGGGTGTTATCTTTAGCACTCTTGCCTTCTTACTTGCACTCTGATCCCTATAGTTATGGGGCTACAGGTAACGCAGCATCTAGCTCTCTAAGTTGGAGCATGACAGGTGTGCTACCTGATGCAGTTGGCATAGATATAAATGGTTTAATCTATAGGTACACCACAGTAAAGAACACTGAAGATGATATGCTGGTACACGTTGGCAATAAGAACGCAGATGGCAGCGGTTATATATTTAGAGAGACAGATGATTGGTCTGGTGTGCCAAGTAATACAATCGTTAAGTCTTTTAATCTTAGCAACATACCAGCAACAAACTGGGGAACAGGATCTATTGAAGTAGAGGGAGAAGGCAGCGTTAAAGATGCTGTTGTTATTTACAACTACAGAATAGATAGATGCTTTGACCCACAGTCTGACCCTACTTGTGCTGGATATGTAAAGCCTATGCCTGTGTTACCAGAGGTAGTAGTTTATGATGCGCTAGAGGATGACGCTGTTGTTGAAATATTAGAAGCTGATGAGTTTCAGTATGATGAAGATGGTAATCTAATTCTTAGTGAAGAAGAGGAAGAAGAAGAAACTAGAATTGAGATGGGGCTAACTGCATCTGCCAATGCGTTGACTCTCTTTAAGACACAAGGACAAGATGATATTATTATGGCTATTAATCAACAGACTAATATAGCTATGTACTACAATGCATCTATCAATGGTGGTGTTTATGCTGACGCTGCTGGTCTTGCTGACTCAGAAATACTTGATAACAAGAAAGCCTTGCGTAATAACTTAGCACAACAAATACTGCACGAACAAATGGTTGATATGCAGTACAACAAATGAGGTTTAATATGAAATATTCTTTGGCAATACTTTCACTCTGTGCATTACCAGCATACGCTGATGTAGATATTACAGGTAATGTTGCAGCTAAATGTATAATACAAACAGACAAATCTGGTGTATATGGAAACCCTATAGCTAGTAAGTTAAGCACAACACCTGCTGATGGTGGTTCGTTGCCTGTGATTAGGTTTGATGTATCTTTAGCTGATAGCTACACGGCTAACATAACGCATCCAACATCGTTTAGTTCTTCACCTACATTAACAGATACATTGGTATGGACAGGTAGTACGTCTGTTACAAAGATGTCTGCGTCAGGTATGTCTGCTTACAATGATGCTAAAGTATTAGTAGGTAATACATCAAAGTTTAATCTTACGCTTGCTGGGTCAACATGGTTTAGCACTGCTTCATCTGCGGTTTATGGTTCAGCTAAACCATTTCCACAAGGAACATATGTTGCAGTAGTACAGGCTAGCTGCATTGCTAAGTAAGGTACTTATATTTCTAGGGTGGGCAACTGCTGTCTCTGCGCACGAGATGACACCAGCTTACCCTATAATAAAACCATCACATGTTAGTGGTGTGGTTAAGGTTGATCTGTCTTTGTTTAATTCAAGAGAAGAGATCAACTACTATGAGATAGGTTTGTATGATTTGAACTGGGATGGCATTCCCTTCTCTGCTGTGTACCGAATCATTAAGGTAGGATACAAGGAACGTAAGAACTTTAGTGTATACATACGTGAGTCAGACTTAGATGAAGCGGTGTATGTGTGTACTACCTCTAAGATTAGAAGGCAGAGAGAAAATAAAACATTAGTATCTTCTAGGATTTGCTCACGATTGGATGGGATGCCAGCATGAGACTCGCAGTAATTTTTTATTTATTAGCAAGTAGCGTATGTGCAGACAATAGTTCTCTTGGGTTGTCATTGCCTAGCCCACCTATCAATGGACAATCTGATAGCTTTCAAGCAAACAACTTGCGATGTAGCAATGCAGTAGGTGGTGGTGTTAACCTTGAGTATGGTATTACTGGTGTGCTGTCTGGATTAGAAACAAGCAGCAGAGGTAAAGACATTGGTGTGTATGCGCGTATAGTTATACCGCTAGACAAACCTAAGTCTCGTATTAACTGTGATGATCTATACCAAGTAGAGTTAGCACAGCGTAGGTTAGAGATACAAAAGTTACGCGATGAATTAGAGCAGCTTAAAAATTTACAAGATGATATGGACTTTGAGAACTGATGGTAGACCTAACAGAATTTGATAGTCTTGCTGATAAGAAGGTAAGTGCTGGTGGCTTTAAGCTATCAGCTGCGTCTGTCTTTGCAATCATAACTTTTCTATCTACTGTAGTTGCTGGCCTGTATGGTGGGTTCGTCATGTACCAGAAGATAGAAGAGGTAGCTGGCTTAGACCTAGGAGAATACCAACAGCAAATGGATCTGATGGATGCGCAGGTACAACAAACAGTTGAGTACACACGCGACATTAAAAATAATTTACGTGATGATCTTCTTAGGGTTGAGCAGCAATCAGATCGTACTGAGTCGTTGGTGCGTAAGACAGAAGAGAAGGTACGCACTATGATAGATGCAGCAGATCTTAGATTCGAATCGCAACGTGAACGCTTGCGATCAAATCAAGATGCTGAGATGAAAGATCTTGAAGATAAGTTGATGGATAAATTACAGAGGGCATTGGATAATCCTCTGGCTGATTAGGAGAATAACATGGATGAGTTTAAAAAATTTGATGTCAATGGTGATGGCGCAATAGATAAAGCAGAGTGGGATGCTCTTGAGTACGAGGATCGTAAGCGCCGCCTAGAGGATGAAGACGCTCAAAGGGATGCACAACGCAAGATGACATGGTTCGCCCTGTCAGGGATGCTCCTATACCCCTTGGCGGTGGTGCTAGCAGATCTCTTGACTTTGATTGAGGCTGCTAAGATACTCGGCAGCATGGCAAGTGTGTATTTTGTCAGTGTTGCTGGCATAGTGGCTGCGTTCTTTGGAGCGTCAGCGTTTACGAAAGGAAAGTAATATGCTTGGACTTAGTTTAGTAGGTAAGGTAGCTGACCTAGCTGGTAGTTACATTGATGGTAAGACTGCTGTGAAGAAAGCAGAAGCTGAAACTAATATGAAGATTGCAACTGGTGAGATTAGTTGGGAGCAAGCAGCTATCAAAGCAAGTGACAACTCTTGGAAGGATGAAGCTTGGACTGTGTGTTTCATTGCAATCGTTGGGTGTTCCTTTGTTCCACCGCTGCAGCCCTATATGAGGGAGGGCTTTGCTAATCTCGAAGCCGCACCGCAGTGGTTTCAATGGTCGTTGTATGCAAGTATAGCTGCAAGCTTTGGTATCCGTACCATGAAGGGATTTAAAAAATGACTGAGGCTATGAAGATATTGCAGGATCGTATCGGTGCAACAGCTGATGGTAACTTTGGGCCGAACACAGCAAGAGCAATCGTTGATTACTTTGGATTAAATCGTAAGCGTGGCGCACACCTGCTTGGTCAAGCAGCACATGAGTCAGGTATGTTTCGTTTAACCAGAGAGAATCTTAATTATTCTGCTGAGTCTATGATGCGTGTGTGGCCTAAGAGATTTCCAACTATGGAATCGGCTGCACCTTATGCGCGTAACCCAGAGGCACTAGCTAACAAGGTGTACTCTAATCGCATGGGCAATGGAGATAATGAAGGGGCGTTATGGGTCGGTCGCGGCTTCATTCAGTTGACAGGCAAGGCAAACTATAGAGCTTTTGCTAGTGACATGGGGTTGCCTGATGTGATGACTGACCCTGATCTTGTTGCTACTGAGTATGCATTTGAATCTGCCATGTGGTTCTTTGAATCCAATGGCTTGTTTGAAATGGCTGATGATGGTGTGAATGATTCAGTTATTACTAGCATAAGTAAGCGTGTGAATGGTGGCACACATGGGCTTGATGATCGTATGGAGCAGACAAAGAAAATACATTCTTGGATTGCACACGTTGGCGTTTAAGTATATATCTTTCTGGCGGAGCTTAATGCTCCGCACGAAGAAGATCCGCTATCCTTGGTTGACTAGAAAATTTTGAATTAAATCCTGGTAATGGTGTGCGTTTATTCTTTGCAGCTTGAGTTAATTCAAACTCATGTAGCACAAACCCATAAGTAATTTCTTTTCTTTCTGCTGCTGTCTTTGCAGTCTTGAGTATCTCTTTGTATTGGTCATACCTGTTGCGCTGAACAGTTGACTTATAGATTAGTTCTTTATCCTCATACTCTTTGTCTGTTTGATTTCTGAACGCACGCTCCGCGCCTGTTGTGTAGCCTGTTGTAAACTTTACATCGTATCGTTCAACAGCCACCCTGATTGCATGGCGTGGTATGCCATAGATTCTGTTGGCTTGTGATTTAGTCATGCCATTATTTGCATAGAATCTGATGCGTTCAATTAGTTCTGGTGTGATTGGTACAGTCATAAGTCCTCCGTGTGTGAGCGAGCCGAAGCTCGCCCTTGTTAATTAAAATGGTATGGTGTCATCATCGACATCGAGGTGAGCAGTGCTAACCTGTTGTGCCTGTTGTTGACCGCCATGTTTCTGACTGATCTGCATAGAAAGATAATTGTTATCATCCTTCTGTTTCTTCCAGCCAGCGATTTGCATTTGTGTTCTTGCAGCGTAGTCTTCCATTGGCCCAGAATAATCTGGGGCATTATCATTACCACGTTTGTCGTTCTCAAACAACACACCTACCTTCTGATAAACCTCAATGATCTTCATGCCACTCTTGGTTGTATCTGCTACGAGTACGACCTTACGATCATTACCCTCTAGGTTTATCTTACCTTGCAATATCATCTTCATGCTATCGAAAGGTTTGAATGCTGCGCCTGTATTTGTGTTATCATATGCCATGCTTCTGGCTCCTTTAATTATTACCAGCTACCGCTAGTAGGTTTCTTGCCGCTATCTGCAGCGTACTTATTGCCATCCATCTCACCTAGGAACACGTCAGCGTTACATCCTAGATGTGATAAGGCTTTAGTTAGGCCATCAGTGACAGCCATCTTAGGTGCATCCTCGGCTAGTCTGCCTTTGGTTGCATCGAAGAACTTACGACACCCAGTGAAGGGGCCGAACATATTCATTTGCTCGCCATGCCAAACAGATATGTGTGCTAGTATACTGGCATCGCCATTACTTAGCTGCACTATTTCTGTGTGTGACTGCCATCCCCAACCCACACCAACTGGGCCGAACTGCTCAGTCATCATGCGTACTTGGTATTGCGGATCGATAGCTGTAAAGCTACGCGACCCGAAGCTAACCTTCTTCAGATACTTGGGGTCTGACTTGGATAGCTTGTTCCATATATTTAGATTGTCCATTACTTACTCCTCTTGCTAATGCGTAATGCGCCACGTTTATCACGGCGTATGGTTAATAGATCTGAGTATACCTCACGTTCATTGTCGGCAACTATAGCCTTGAGATCTTTCTTAGCTGACTCGAATGACTTAGCTGCAGGTTCAAACTCTAGGTACTCTTGTGCTAGGTATGTGAAATGATTGTCCGAACTAGCGTCACGTTTGATCATATCATCTATAGGTATTTGATTGATAGGTGATGCTATTGGTTGATCGTGTCCGATAGGTTCATCGTCACTCTCAACGTGCGCCCAGAAATCTGTGCAAGCATCAAGCACTACACTTATGTATGGGTCATGCTTTTTAACGTATGCACATTCCCATCTGTTGTTACCAAAGAATACTGACATGTATGCACCATCCATATTGGATAGCCATAGGTACAGCTGCATCTGTGCCATGTAGTAATCACACACCTTGTCTAATGTATTGTGTGCAAACGTATGCTTGGCCTCAACAATGTCGTTGGTATCTTCTAGTATAGCATCAAGCGTACCCACATACGGCACGCCATTGTGTGTGCGTGTGTACTTGTCTTGCTTCTCTAATATTTTTTTGCTGTATTCTCTTTCAAACCAACCGAGGTTCATATCCTCTGATAGTATGCCCATCTGTACTGCTAACTTGTGTGACAAATCTTCTGGCTCGACACG